AATGTCTTTCTTCAATTCACTAAACGCACCAAATACTCCAAGAGTACTAGTATTTGTACTGGCATCACTTAAAATCTTTTTACTAGCTGCTACAGCTGCGGTACGTTGGGCAATCATATCTGCACGACCACGTGCTGAGCCTACTCCCTGTTGTGCATTTATTTTAGCAGTAGTATCGGCAACGGCTTTGCCATAAGCTATTTCAGCATTTTTACTAGCTTCAATTGCGCGAGCTGCGGTATAGTATTTTTCTGCAACATTCTCTTTATTTTGATTCCTATACCTGTCACCTACTTTGTTTAAGTAGTCTATTTCTTCTTTGGTTACGTCCTGGCTAGCTTTTTGCAGAATTGCATATCCTTTGGACTGCTTACCAAAACTAGTGCCACGAATAGCCTCAATCTGTTTGGCTGCGGCATCCACGGCAGCTACTTCTTTTTCTGCTGCGGCTTCTGCCATACTTTTAACTTTTTCAGCTTGAGCAATTTGTGCTGCTTTAGCGTCCAAGGCTCTAGCTTTGGCAGCTTTAGCTGCCAGTTCAGCACTTGAGGCCAGGCCTTCACGATATTGTGTAATCGCTGGTATGGCTTGCTTTACGAGCGTAGCTGCTAAAAATGCTACACCTGTGGTCAGTGCTGCAGGACTTTGGCTCAGACTATTAAGTAGTGGTCCAAGTAACTTATTTACGGCTTCTAATCCATTTTGTGCTAAATCTTTTAAGCTAGCTAATAACTTGTCGTATGGATTAGTAGGAATGTTAATTGCTGCAAATTTATCAGTACCTTCTTTTAGTACTGCGTTAGCAAATGCTTGACGACGCTCAAAATCTGTTAATGCACTTGCACCCTTACCTACTGAACGAGCATAGTCTTCAGTAGCTTTATCAATTTTAGTAAAGATACCCAGTTCGTCTAACAGTTCGGGTTCTAATTTGGTGATACCGCGAGTTAAACGACTAACTGCGTCAGTCATACTTAAGCCAAGTGCTTGGGAGGCACTTCTAGCAACTGCGCCCAGCTGCATAAGTTGTTTACCGCTCATACCAGCGCTGGTAGCCTTAGCCGTGGCTTCCATGGAGTCACGTAAGCTTAATGCACCGCCACTGGCGTTTGCTAAATTTTTAGCCAAAGTTCCAAGACTTTGACCGCTTGTAGCACCTAGTTGGTTTAAGCCCTCTACCATATTGGTAGTATTCATAGCTTCTTTTAAAGCATTGAAAGCAGCACCAACAGCAAACAAGTTAGCAGCTACAGTAGCGTATAAACGTACTAATCCACCCAGGCCTTGCGATTCTTTGGCAAAGTCACGCGCACCTGCACCTGTTCCTACGGAAGCCCTTGCTCGTCCGTAATCTTGGCCGCTAACGCCTTTGTCGCCTTCAGCTTTGAAGGCGCTCTGCGCTGCTTTTGTCATCTCTCTGTTTAAGGCTTTTGCCTCATCAATGCGTCTCTGCATTGAATTCGACTTATCATTAAACGATAAGTCGTAATCTATTGTTTCACCTGCCATACAGTCTCCTGGGCTATAAACTTAAAGTAAGTAAATATATTTTGTTACCATTATAACATTATAGGACCTCGTTGTCAAACCAAAAAATTTTTAGCAATAAAAAACCCGCTAATATCAATTAGCGGGTTTCTTTGCTTGTTTGCGCATTTCTTCAATCCGCACAGAATCAATCATGTTTATTAAGTTGTAATAAAAACTTTGATCAACTTTAGGGATATTATAGGCATCAAAAACTTGAAATATTGTATTTAAGTTTTTTCCTAAATAGCTTCCTGCTACGAACTCCCATTCGTCTCTTAATATTCTATAAATATTAAGGGCTTCTTGTACTTCGATTGGAAAGTCGTCGAGATCTATTGGAATTTCTTCTTCTAGAGGCGCATTTCCTAGCTGTTCGCATAAATCAAAGTACTGTTCTTTGGTCATTCCTACGGCACTATTTTGCTGATAGTTAATTAACTGTTTTCTAACAGTAATTAACTGTTCTTCGTAAAATTTGCTAAATCATTTACCTGTTCGCTAATGAAGTTGTCAAATTGTGAACTGTTTTTCATTAACATCAAAGCATTGTCTTTGCTATACCCAAGTTCGTCTTGTGGATCAAACTCTGATACATCTACAGGGACTAACAAGTCTACATAGCTGAACTTAAGGCCTTTCCAGCCTTTAATAGCGGCGTCAACATAAAGCTCTAAAAATAGATCTTCGTTAAACTCGTCTTGTACTGATTTACCTTTAAAGGTATTTTTTGTAGATTTTTTGCGTAAGCTGATAAGCGTTTCGCGCGACATATACCCAATAGTAATCTTGAAATCAGGAAATCCTGGATATTCAACTTCTACTGTTTTAGATGGTACTAATAATGACTTTAGGCTAATTTCCTGTGCCATAATATTCCTTGATTTTATTCTGTATTGGATTTAAAAAATAGGTGCTGGAGATCAGCCCAGCACCTGCTGTTAACGTTACAGCTTAAGCTGTTGCGAAATAGTTGACCGTAATTTCGTTAGCTTGGTCAATATCAAATGCGCCTGAACCTCCAGTACCTGTAGAACCTTGACCAGTAAATGTCAGAGTCGTACTAATAACTTGTTCAGTATTAACTGTTGGGATTTGTAACATAGCTGCGGGCATTTTTAAGTCTACACGCGTACCGTTTGTACCACCACCCATTTGAATGTTAATAGCATAGCTTGGGTTAATTTCAGTAGCAGCACTTGCCAGCAACTCACTCAACAATGTACCTGTACTACCAGCACCGCTGCGCAAATATGCAGTCAATGTACCTGTAATACTACGTGTACCTGTAAAATATGTAATAGGTAAGTTAACAACACCTAAGTTAGCGGGTGTCAAGTAAGTAAGGTTGTTACTCATTGTAATAGAGCCGCCAGTAATAGGCACGTTGAAGTCACTACCTGAAAAATCACCGATATCATTATTAACTTGCAAAGTGCTTAACTTGTTAGTAATGTACTTAGCTGTAGTGTTTTTAGCATTTGCATTTTCAACACCAGTTGAACCAACGTCAGCACCAGTAAACACAACTGGACTGGCTTGATTAGCTGTCAGTGCAATTTGACGAATCAAACTACCTTTTCCAGCCCACTGGATTGAAGCAATTGCATCAATACCGAAGTCAATAGTAGCTGTGTCTAGTGCGCAGTTATCTAAAGCGTATGCTAAGTCATCGAACACAACAATTAAGCCAAAAGCTTGTAACTGGTGTTTGTTAGAGTTAGTTAAACTTAAAATACCGGCATTAGGAGAAGTACCGTCTGCCCAAGCAGCTCCAGCAGACCCTTTTGCAACAGAACCACCAAAAGCGTTCCACAACACACTTTCTTCACAAGTAATTGTTGTCGAATCTAAGCGTGGTCGTAAATAAGTTGAGAAAGAGAAGTCCAAAGGCTCAAGAGCAGTATTGAAACTACGCTGGCCACGAGCTGGAGCAAGTCCGGCCTCATTTAAAGTAACAGTGTCAACTGTTGTATTTTGACTAAAGCTCATGCCCTCTAGCACTTGGATTTCCCAGGTATTAGAAGTTGAGAACGGCTGATCTTCATCTTTGTAAGCACCAGCACGAATGCGGCCTTGACTGTCTACGTTAGTAGTAAAGAAGACTCTACTATTACGAATTAAATTAACTGCCATAGTTATTCCTTTTTTATGTTAAATAACTACAAGTATGTAGACTAGACATTTATCTGTACTTATACATTGTAATTAGTCGCGTGCATATCGCACCTGTATATATATTTCTCCTACTCCATAAGGGGTTAGAAGCCCCTCATCAGTAGTAATAGACTGAATTAAGATTTCAGTCGTTTCCAAGTTATTATCTTGGTCATAGACCAATACGCGATTTGCATCTACGCATTTCTCTACATCTTCTAGTAAAAGTTCTAGTTGATCTTGTGCTTCGTCTTCGCTTCTAACGTAACATTTTATACATACTATTAAATATCCCCAGGAAAATCCTGATGGGTGATATTCTCTAGTTTCTGTACCTGGGCTGAGATAGACGCAAGGGAAGTCTTGTACTTCATCCCAGAACTTTAGTTTTGGAAAACTATTGTTATAAAGATTAGTATGATAGATTCCTGTGCCGTCTATTTCTTTAAATTTTTCAGATAAAGCTTTTAATATATGTGTTCTTTTACTCATACTAATACCGCCCTCATTCTATCGGATACACTTTTTTGTGCAATTTCACGAATTGAGCTAGAAATTAGCAATTTAGGATCTCGCGTCCTAGGAGTGCTTTGTTTACCGCCGGCACTAAAAGTAGCGTATGGATACTTCATGTAATTATAATACACAGAAAGCATCCCAGCTCTACTTCTAGAAATACGCTCAATTGTAACACTTTCTGCAAACCTACCTGAGCGTAGATTTAAAATATCACGTCTATCGCCTTTACCCATATTTTTCTTAACGGTATCAGCAATTCCTGCACGAAGTAGTGTTTCTAAGTTAGTAAGACTACTTACTGACTGACTAGTTTTTGAAAGTTTCGGTACGTTTGCAATTACTTCTTTAGTAGTTGGTAACTGTACTTTAGTCCGT